AGAGTATTAACCAAGTGCAACAGCCTGTGCGATAGCGAATGCAGTTGACGCTTTTGTGTCTATTTGTGTTTGAATAGAACTTGTCACTCCATTAAGATAACTTAATTCTGTGTTGTCAACATCTCCATTACCGATTTTTATAGCACTAATACCACTTGATAATTCGTCATCTCCAATATTTGTAATTGTATTGTTATCAGCGTCAATTGTTTTATTTGTTAAAGTTTCTGTGTTATCTAATAATGAAACTGTACCTGTTGCGTTTGGTAATGTAATTGTTCTATCTGCTGTTGGATCAACAACAGTTAAATTTGTTTCATAATCATCTGCTGATGAACCTTCAAATCTAAATGAGTTTACTACATCTACTGTTGTAGAGTTAATTGTAGTTGTTGTTCCATTTACTGTTAAATTACCTGTAATTGTTGTATTACCTGTTACAGTTAATCCTTCGTCAATTGTAATTAAAGATGAATCTGTAGATGAAAGAGTTGTACCAGATATACCAATTGCTGAATTTTGTACTGCGCTTGTTCCATTACCTAAAAGAATAGCATTTGCTGTTAAAGTTGCAACACCCAATCCACCGTGTTCTACAGCGATAAATTCACCTGTTTGAAATTCTGCTAGACCTGTGGCTGTTCCACTTTCGTTAAAGACTGTTCGTATTGGTGTTTTTGCTGTCATATGTTATTCCTTAAAAGAAAAATAAAGTATCCCCTGAAACTGATCCTAGTTGTGAACCATTTGCTAATGTAAAACTTGCTACAACTGAATCAGGATCGGCTTTAAAATCTAATCTTGTATTAGCTGTATTTAGTCCACCTGATTTACTAAAAAATGGAACTGATCTAACAGGATCACCAGTTTCACCTTGAAGTGCTATACTCTTTTGTACTCCAGAGGTAACTTCAATATTTGAGTTAAGAGGTAAAGTTGCACCTGTTGCAGATATATTTATTTGTCCTGTTCCATCAGATGATATAGTTGAACCACCTAGATTAATTGTAGAACCAGCTAAATATAATTCATTCCATCTTTTTGTAGGTGAACCTAAATCATATGTTTCAGTTGTTGCTGGTATAATATCTTCACCAACTGAACTAAAATCAGCACCTGAAGCATTTGCTAATTCAACTATACTACCGCCATTACGAATATAAATTTTTTGATCAGTAATATTAACGGCTATTTCACCATCAGCTAAATCACTTGTAGTAGGAACAGCAGATGCTGTTGTACTTCTTTTTAATTTTATAACTGTCGCCACTTATTAATCTCCTCAATTAATAATTAAAACGTTCCACCATCAATTGTAGTCACAGTAACAGCACCTGAAGTAACAGTAAAATTATCTGAACTAAATGAAGCAACACCTTTATTTGAAGTTGTCGCTAATTCAGCAGCAATTGTAAGTGTACTACCACTTGCTGTTGTATTCATACCTTCTCCTGTTAAGAACTCTAATGTTCCGCCAAGACTTACTGAACCAGAAGTTGAACTTTCGTCAGTAAATGATAGTGAACTATTAGCAAGTTTCGCATTTGAAACTGAACCATCTACTAATTGAGATGCGTTAATAGTTTTGTTTGTTAAAGTTTGTGTACCAGTTGTAGTAACAAAAGAACTTGGTAAAGTAATTGTGTTAGATGATAAATCTAAAGTTGTCGCTAACTTCGCAACTGTAACAGCGTTGTTATTAATTTTTGCTGTTTCAACTGCGTTAGACGCTAACTCATTCGCACCAATACCTGAAGCTTTAACTTGTAAAGCGTCACTTGATATTTCTATTGTACTATCATCTACAGCAACATCTAACTGATTACCAGTTTTTGTTAACGCATCACCAGCAGAGATTTGGCCTGCGCCAGAGAATTGTGCAACTGTAATATTAGTTGTACCTAATGTTGGAGTACCATTGTGTGTAAATACATAACCATTATCAGCATTCGCAGTACCTTCTTCAACAAATACAAATGAACCACCTGTGATTTCATTTGCCGCATCAGCGTCTGGTGTTCTAGTTAATACATATGCAGTTGAACCATCTCCAACTGTAGTTACAATATATAAACCATTTTGAACAGCACTTGTTTGGTCTTTTAATAATACTCTATCGTTTTGTGATGGAGTTTGACCATCAATTGATAAAGCACCATTTGAACCTGCTGTAATTGTACCAGCGCCATTGTCGTAAGTACCAGTAATGTTCGCTGTTGAAGCGTATCTTACTGAATCTTTTACATCTAAACCATTTGCAACACTATCAACGTATGCTTTTGTAGCAGCGTCTTGGTCGCCTGATGGATCAGTAACGTTAGTAATTCTACTTGAGTCAACACTAACTGTACCAGTACCTTTTGGACTAATTACAAAGTCAATATTTGTATCAGTACCAGCAGATGCTAATGTAATACCGTTTCCTGTTGCTGCGTTAGTTACATCTAGGTAGTTAACAGCAGAAGCAGTTGTGTTAAATACAATCTGTTCATTACCATTACTATCAGCGATGAAACCACCATCAGCAAATTTAGGTGTTGTAAGTGTTTTATTAGATAATGTTTCTGTTCCCGCTAATGTAGCGAAAGAACCATCTGATAATGCACTATTAAATTCAGCAGTTGTACCAGTTAAAGTACCTTCTGATAAATCTAAAGTGATTGTGTTTGAAGCACTATCAATTGTTTTGTTAGATAATGTATCTGTACTTGAAGCAGTAATATAAGAACCTAAGTCAGAAATGTTTGACTCGGTAATTGTAATTGTGTTTGAAGCACTATTAATAGTTTTGTTTGTAAGTGTTTCTGTTCCAGCTAAAGTCGCAAACGAACCATCACTTAACGCTGTATTAAATTCAGCAGTTGTACCTGTTACAGTATTGTTTGCTAAATTAATAGTTTTATTTGTAAGTGTTTGTGTACCAGAATTAGTTGTTACTGTAGCATCAATCGCAAAAGTAACTGTGTCACCAGATACTGTAGAACCTATACCAGTTCCACCTAAAAATTGTAAAGTATCAGATTGTGTAATAGTTGACGTTGTTGAACTATCATCAGAGATAGTAAAAGTTGTCATCTGACTTGCAGTTTGTGTATCTACATAAGCTTTAATTGCTTTCGCAGATGCAAGAGTGTCGTCACTTCCTGAAACTGAACTTAAATCAGTATCTACAACACCTGAAGCAAAATCAGCTACTTCAATGTTTGATATTGAGTTACCTGTACCATTTGCGTCAAATGTTTTGTTTGTAAATGTAGTTGTAGATGAAGCAGTAGTAACTGTACTATCAACAGCAAATGTTATTGTATTATCTGAAACTGTTGTATCAATACCAGTACCACCAGTAAATGTTAGTGTTTCACCTGTATTAAAAGTATCATTTGATCCTGTGTCAGCAGCAAGAGTTAAACTTGATGTGACAGCAGCCCAAGTTAAATTTCCAGAACCATCTGTTTGTAAAAACTCATTAGCATCTCCATCATCACTTGGCAACGTTAATGTGTATGAAGCGGCTAAAGAGTTAGGAGCTTTAATGGCAGCAAAATGAGCGCCGTTATTAGTACCTTCGTTTAATTTTAAAGTACCACCTGTACTTGCTGAATTACCTATAAAGATTTCATCAATTGCTTTATTACTATCAACTAGTAAAGCTGATGAAGCTGTTAATGTACCTTGTACGTGATCTAATTGATCTGTAAAATATTGTCCACCTATAACTGTAATGTTATTGGCATTACCGTCACCATCTACTCCACCTTCTCCAACGAAAAGTCTATCACCTAGATTACCTTGTGTACCTGTACCATAAGTATAGGCTAGTTCTCCAAGTTTAAGCGATGATGGCGCCGATGTTCCTGTGGAACGTTTAATTTGAATAATAGTTGCCATTTGTTAATTCCCCTAAAAGTTTCCACCGTTGAACGTAATAGTTCCTGTGGTAGTTTCTAATTCATTTCTTGTTGTAAATTTGTCAGTTGATGCATCATATTGAATCAATGCGCCGTCCGTCAATGAAGTAGCGTTTACATCAGTTAATGATCTAAAACTATTCGTAGTTGATATACTAGGAGTTTGTACAGATACTTTTTGTGGACCTGCTGAAGTTGTACTATTGATCTTCGCAGATACTCCACCTGAACTGTTAATTACGGCTTTTACCATAGATATTATCTCTCTTTTTTGTAATATTTATAATAAAACTATACTAAAGAATTAAATTGTCACAGATGGACTAACTGTAATAATACCCTCAATCACTCTTGTTATGGTACTATCTGATGTTCTTGTAATTTCTACGTCATAGACGTATCTAGCGGGTGCGTCAAGTGCATTTGTTTGATCTGCAGTCAATGATAATGTTACAACACCTGTTGTAGGATCACTTGCGATTGACGTTGTAATTTGTGTTCTTGTTTTTGTAGAAGCGTATCCTTTCGCCATCTTCGCTGATGCTGTATAGCCAGTTAAATCAAACGCATCACCGTTTGTATCTGTAACAGTTACATCAGACGAAAAAGTTGCGCCCTGATCAATCCTTAGATTTGCTATCGCTGCCATTGACTTTATCTAAACCTTCTTTAATCTTTTGATTATAGTAATTTGTTAATACTTCGATTTTTTCAAGTTCAATGTCGTGTCTAACTTTAGACCTTTGTATTTCTTGTCTAGCAACAATTGTATTTCTTACGTCTAATGGTAACTTACTTAACTCGTATTCTTTACCGTCAATTGTTACTATGTCTTGTGGTTGTTGATTATCTGCCATAATATTCCTTTCTACTATTTATTAGAAAAATTTGATGAGTTCATACTAAAAGATGATAAAATGTCTTTTTCTACTGCTCTTATATTAATGTGTATAAATCTAAATGGTTCAATACCGTGATCGACCATATAAGCGTGTGACATATACGCTGGAAACAACATAAGTGTTCCTGGTTTAACATTAAAATTAACTAAATCGTTTACATTTGAAATCTTTGTAGA